AATACTTCGCCTGGTCTATTATCAATCACATATTCAGCAGGGTAAAGCATGATACTAAATGCATCAAACTCATCATTACTAAGACCAACTCTATATGAAAATCTTGCTACCTCTAGAAATGCCCTTTGAAGTGATTTGAAAGGACGCAACGCTGAGTTACCCCTATTATCAATAGCATCAGATGCGTCAAAATCGTCAGGGTTTACGTAAATTATACGTCCAGTTCTGGACGTAATAATATTCTTTAATCTCGTTAGGGACATTTAACTATTCGCCTTTTAGTTATTTATTATGGAGCACCGCCACCGCCTTCAGACGATGCATCATAAGTCTGAGTTGGGAAACTGGTTGTAGAATCCTCAAAACCTATCAAATTAAATACATTATTAGCAGTCGTTGATTTAACAACAACTGTTTCACCAGGTCCGATGACTAATGAAGTAATTCTTACTACTTCATTATTACCATTACTATGACCTTGAGCAATATAATGTGATGCTTCAACTGCATTTGAGGCAACATCAATAGAGTTAACACCCATAACAGAACGAGCAGAACCTGCAAGAGCTGGTACATCAAAGAATGTATCAGAAGTTGTAATATCAGGTGATCCTATACCCTTTATAAACTTAAGAACGGATCCAGTGTAATCACGAACATAACCAAAAGCACCAGGTGTTGTGCCAGATACGGTATAAGTTGTTCCACCAACAGTAAATGTATCAGAACCACTCCATGTTCCTACGACATCATATGCCCAAAAACCGTTATAAGTAAAGTTTGTGCTAGTCTGTAAAACTCTGTCTGAACCACCATAATTAGAATTAGCTGCATCTCCTGTGCCACCATCATAATAATAATATGCTGCAGTTGCGTTTTGGTTAGCACTAAAGTCATATTGAACATATCCATTAGCACCATCACCTGCACTACCACTACTAGTTTTACCAGTAGTGTATTCAGTTCCATCATCTAAATTACCTGCAGTTCCATCAGGTCCCCATTCTCCGTTTGCTTCAACTGATAATTTAAAATCTCTACCACTCATAGTAGAGTCACCAATATCAAATCTATAAGTTCTATCAGTAAATACCGTTATTGCTTCATTAATAAACATCTTATAAACTCCACCTGCGGTTGTAGTAGAAAACACAAATTCATTATTAGCAGTTCCTACACCACCAGTTGATACTGTACCTGCACCATTAGTTCCTACTGATACTGAATCACCGTCTGCAAATTCAGCTCCTGTTCCATTTATAGTTGATGGACCTATTTGGAGAATCATCAAGTTGTTTGCAGTATCATCAAATACATCAAAAACAGTAGCAGTTGTATCGTTAGGTGCTGTTCCTTTAGTAATAGTATCACCAATAGCAAAGTTTCCTGCTGTAGTTTCAAGTGTTACCTGCCTAATTGCAAATACCTTTACAAATAGTGTAGTTAAAGCAGGAACTAGATATGATTCAAACTTTAAACTTTTTTCTTTATCTGCTGAAATAAAAGTAGTCCCTGCTTCTATATTAGCAGTTACCGATAATGGTGATGCTACGTTTAAATCAATTTGATAATGGGTGAGTATGTCACCTTTATGTAACTTATATGTCGATGCATCTAAAGTTACTTTCTGACAATAGTCTTTAATGGCAACATCATATGCTGAACCAGTACCATCATTAGAAATTGTTAATTGAGTGCTTGCAGAACTATCAACAGGACCTTCATAAAGAATTGTATCCGTGTTAGCTGTCGGTTTAAGTTGTGCAAGTAGTCCTTGAGTTGCCATTGTTAATTAGAATCCTGCGTAGAAGTATTGTTGTAATCTTGTTCGACCAGTTAAATGTGATGCTGCTAAACCTGCACCAAATGCAACGTCGTCTAAGGTAACGTTCTCAGTTGAAAGAAGTGTAGCATCAGCATCAGGAAATTTAATTGTTCTTGCAGCAGTGATGTTATCAGTTCTGAAAGTAACAGTTCCTGTAGCGGTTGCTTCGTCTTGTAAAACTGGTTGATAAAAGGTCTTATTTTGTATGACCTGTGTAGCAAATTCAGTAACAATAGTACTGAATAATGGGTTACCCGCACCAGTATTTAGTAGTGGTGTAGATGGGAACTTCATCTGAGCGTTAGTCAGAGTGTTTGAGTTGTCAAGAAGAAATGTAACCCTTCTAGTATTATCAGTTGAATCTGCAATAATTATATCCTCATGAACTTTGTTCTTGAGAATCTGAGATGCTTCAGTTCCAACTAACTCTAAACTTTGGTCTGGTATTGTAATTGTCCTATCTGCTGTTAACGCACCTGCGTTAAACTGAGCTGTTGCTGAAGTAGTTTCAGCTGAGTTTGAGATTTTAGGACTTACAAGTGTTTTTGATAGAACAATTTGTTCTGTCTTTGTATCTAATAGTGTAGATGATGTAGCAGTAGGTTCTGCAGTAGTTGTTACAGATCCTGCGTCTGGTAGAAAATAAGATCTACGAGTTGATGATGTAGTTGGCCAGTTAATCTGAAATATTGCTTCCTCTGCACCATCAATGATAACAAAGTTATCTTCATCAATAAGAAGAGTTTTGTTAGTCAGTGTTTGTGTAGTGTCTGCACCTACAAGAGTAGTTCCATTACCTGCTGTTATTTCTGGTAATGTCATAATTCTAGTATTACTACCAGTTCCTACATTACCTGCTTCAAATCTAATTTTGGGACCTTGAGCATCTTCTAGCAAAAATTGCTCATCAGACATCAAAAACTGACCCGTTACTTTTACAGATCCCGTTCCTTTTGGTGCGAAAACTATATCAGTATTGTTTGCAGTATCATCAATAGCAGTAACATATAATGATGTACTACTATTACCGTTGTCAAGTCTTGTCATATACAAACCACCATCACCAAAGGCAATACCTATTTGGTTATATGCTGATTGATATAGTCCACTATCTCTATCCAAATCAAAAGCTAGACCAGGTGCTTCTTTGCTACCTTGTGCTAAACCTCTGAATAATTGATTAACTTTTGCTTTTCTATTAGGAATCAACGGATCAGAAACAACAATAGGAAGAATTGCTTCTCCAGATATATTGCTATCTGAAATCGTTTCCAACTGAGAAATCTTCTTGGTTCCCACGAATAATTACACTATTGGCTACGGTTTTATTTATAAGGGGTACGATCCCTTTCTTTGTTAACTATGTTAAACATTTCACCTAACTGATTGTTAGGGTGATATATGTGTTCAATATAATCATTAGATATGTGATTTAACGTTATATTAAACGCTAAACTATACCTATTACTAGTGGAAGGGCACTCTGGATCTACCCAATGTTCTATCCAACTAGGAAAATATATTAAAAGTCCTTTTTTAGGTGTTATTTTTATTCTTCCAGAATTATACAAAGTTGCATGTTCATGATATTGATATGGAACTGCATATTCCATCACATTAGTAATTGGATTTTTTAATACTAAATCTGGTGATTCTTCATCTGCCTCTGGATAGAATACAGAACTAATCCAATGTGTGCCATGAAGATGAGGTTTTAAAGGTTCTGAAGCGTTATTTCTGTTTGCCCAACATGTAGTAACTCTTGGTTTTGCCTGTAATCCTAAACCATATATCTTCATAAACTTAGGAATAGAGTTGTGAACTTCATCTATAACATCATGTATAGCAGGTTCATTCAAGTCAAGTGGTATACCTGTATCTACAGTTTTGATAAACTCTACAATTTTATCACAATCAATATCTAATATATCAGACGCAATAAAATTAGAGAACAAAGGTTCTATATAAAATTTTTCAGTCATGAGTATTTGATAGCGATAGTAAAACGATGTTTATCTCTAAATGTAGTTGCTCTATGAACTAGACTAGCATCAAATCCAAGCATTCTATTAGGTTTAGGAACAATACCCCTAATTTCACCATCAATAAGAAACTGTGTTTCTCCCAAATCATTTTCATCCCACTCTAAATTAGGATAATACAGAAATGTATATCCAGTTTGACCATCTGAGTGCCAAAATGGTTGCTCATTAGGTGCAAACAAATTAATGTACATCCTGTAAGGTGAATCAACAATATTAAATTCTCTTTCTATAGTTTCTTCAAATAAATCAAATGGACTTCTCTGTCCATTAGGTAGAATATCAGAAACCATACCTACTGGTGGTAATCCATATGCATCGCATTCACCATAACGATAATTTGCTCTCAAGCAAAAGTTATGCAATCGTTCATGAATACTTTGTTCAAAAAAATCATCAATAACATCAATCATTTTTGTTCTAAAACCATATTCTTACGAAATTCTTCAACAACTGATAAAACCTCTGGGTCTACTGGAGGACCTGATTGTTTTACAGGAGAAAGAATTGCTACAGAACCATCTTTTCGTTTAATTTTCCAAACGGTTCTGTTTCTCTCACACATTGTTAAAAGAAAGGGTAATTGTGCTATCGCTTCTTCTTCAGTTATCTCTTGAAAGTCAGTCATTAGTAAATAGTCAACATTTCTTCATCAAGTGATTCAATCATCGCAGATGTAGTATCTGCAAAACCTTCGGCACCTTCAGCGTCGAATTTCCAAGTAACTGTGTCGTCATAACCATCCTCAGAAACTATCTTAATTTGTCTTTTAGCAATGTTAATAAAAACATGTGCGAGATAAATTTCGTTCTCTGTGTAAAGATCTTCAAAAAACATTGTTACTCCTTTGATATATCTATACTAGCACAAGAATTACTCTAGGGTCAAGTTGCCTGTGACAGTATTTTGATTGGTTGAGTTTGGTGTAACGATGCTGAATCTACCGTTGGTAATGGTATTGTTATACAAGCTAGCGGTAGAAGAAAGTTTTACTTTCCAGTTTTCTAGTACTACTGGGTTGATTATGGTCTCATATCCACCATTGATAACTGTCCTAATACCTGTGATTTTTTTAGGTGTCTCGCTTTGTTCTATATTGATTAACTGAAGTATATGTGGTGTCACCATTTCTATAGAGTTTTCTGCTGACATAGTAATCTCCATACCACTCATAGTTTGCTGATAGGAAGAGTTTTCAAATATACTACCAGTAATTTTAGTAGACATTGATCCTAACTTACATTCTGTCCCTTGTAGTTCAAATTTAGATCCTACAACATTCATATCAACGTCAGATCCAAATCTAAGAGCATGTTTATGTGTTCCTCCCTCTGCACCTAGGTAAAATCCTCCTCCTACTTCAATATGACAATTACCAGTTATTTTTAGTAAATAATCACCTTCAATATTACGAACATAATCTTTATTTACGATTTTACAATCATCACCATGAACTTCTTGAGTTAGTACACCTGCGTATGATATATGATCTGCTACTAAAGAACCAGTATCACCTTCTTGATTAGTAGATTCATTAACAAATTCAGAGACTTTTGCCTCTATAACTTCATCTGATAGAGATCCATAATCAACTGCCTTTCTTAATTCATCTCTTATTTTCTTTTCAGAAAGATGAGCATTATTAAAGGTTATAGAGGTATGAGTTGTGCCATTTGCTTTTTTGGTAATATCCGCTTTACGACCTGGTGTTCCTAAATGCAAATCATAACCACCACTGATATGACTTTTAGCAGTTGTCATGTTTGGATCAGCTTCCTTAAACATAGATCCAAATAAATCATCCCCTCTTATCGCATTAATACTATCTAAGTCTTTTCCTGTTAAACGAGTGCAACCAAATAAGGGGAACCAACCAATTAAGTCTTTTCCACTAGTAACTCTATTACAATCACTAGAACGGAACTTTAATAAAATTTTCATCAAACCAGTTAGGTTTGTACTAGTTTGACTGAATAAATCTGATTTCAACTCAAATATACCGCTTCCTTTCTCCCACTCAGTTATAATATTGTATCCATTAGTAGTTTTTACCTTATCTTTTACAGTAGTTACTACATCACTCAAATTTTTGACAATTTTAGTAGATTCGTCAATTATACTCTTAATAACAGCGTCAACTGTATGTTTTACTAATTCTTCTTTTGTTTGCATGTTACCTAAACATACAGAAATGTAATTTGTGACTACATCTAATGGTTCTTTCTTATATGTGTCAATATTAGCGTCTATTAGACATAATGACTTTAATATAGTCTCTGCTGCTTCGTGTATTGAGTTATATGATGCAAATGGTATTCCAGTAGCATCTGACTGTAACGCTTCTACCTGCAAACTAGTTGCTAACGTAGATGTTGCTTGTCTCATAGCAGAAATGACTTGAGAGTATATAACTGTCAAGAAATTATCTATCTTTACTGTTAAATCTTCTGTTTTTACATATTTACCGACAACTATGTCCAAATACTTACCATCTGTTATTTTTACTAAACTAGAAGTAGTATGTGCTAAATCCTCTACTAGATAAGACATTTTATACTCTAAACTCTTCCAAGCACCTCCTACACCGTTAGCAGTAGGAAATGGCATTGTAGGGTCTAATGGTTTTATTGGATTATATGAACTACCGTGAATATTGATACCTATGTTTTTTGGTGATCCATCACCACCTGATTCTGTAGTAATTTGACCAGGATATGCAACACCATTATTTGTACTCTGCCTTAATGGTTGTATTGGTTTATTAGTGTTTTTTTCTGCAGGATGAACAGCAGATGAATTAGGTGCGGTTCCAAACTCAGGAATTTGATCTGTAAAGGCAAGTGACTGTGTTTTACGTGTATCTTCAGATTTCTTAACTCTCATAACACCAATAACTATTGGCATTTGAGCATTTTCACCATCCATGAAGAAACCCATGACAATAGCACCAGTTTGCAACTGTCCAGTAGATTCTCCTTGTCCATCATTACCTGACTGAGAGGTATGTTGTAATACCGTTGCCCAAGGTAAAGCACTAGTTGGGAGATCTTGAACTGTTGCTCCCTGTAGATTAGTGTAATAACCAAGGACACGAACTTTTACACGACCCAATTCCATCGGATCTTCGTTATCCTCGACTTCACCAACCCACCAAAAGAAACCGTCCTTTCCGACAAATCCTGATATGTTTTCGTTCTGTATACCGTCAACTAGCTTCATTTTAAGCAGTTTTTTAGTTATTTATTCCTCTAACGCTCCTCCTTTTCTCCAAGGTTTAGTCTGATACATCACATCAGACTTTACCACCAATTCTGTAAAATACTCCATTTTATTAGGATGTACAGATGCGGGGTTTTCGCTAATTGCTTGTTTTAGGGCAACCATCTCAATCCATTCTTCATCGGTCAATTCTGATCTGGTTGATGTCTGAGTGCGATAAGAAATGGTTTTTTTAATTAGGATTCTTTTAGCTTCAGACATGTGATCGGAGTAAAACTTTAGCGGTTGCTCAATTCCTGTGTCTCCACTCATGTCATTAATTTGATTTACTCATCTATTTTATCTTGAAATTAACACAAACGCGAGTGTCTTAAGGTTTTCTTTACTTTTTTGTAATATAAAAAACTCTACACGCGAAAAAATCTGCCGAATTTTTTTTCGACTTATATAGGAATCAAAGGTCGAATTATATACGGACGAACTTATACATTTCCTCGCTACCCCATACCATCTTGCCCTGTTGATTCAATCCTTTATCTCGTGACAATAACTTCTCTCCGTAGAGATATATTTCTGAAACAACCCTGTACCCTTTCTCTCCTCGACATCTATCGCTGTCTAATTTTCCACTCCAATGTTCAGATTCATATCTAAAATGCATATCACATTCCTCATGTCGAGAACCATCCAGTCTATAGTTCTGCATAATGATATAATTATCTGATACTATTTCTATCTTGTGTTTTTTATTGCGATATGGTTTGTGAGGACCATCTACTCTGTAAAAATTCAAAGAGGTATACCAATCACCTTCTTTTGCCCAGATCACCTCTGTCTGGGCAACTTTATGAGGGTTAGATTGTGCTTGTGACCTGTTAGTCCAATGTCCTAACAAATATTCATCAAAAATCATTACAAACTAAAGAACTAATCGTCGTAAACACGACACTCAAATGCATCTGGATGATTGTCACAGTAAACTTCTAGATGTTTGTCTTGATGTCTAGTATGCCAATCATTGATTTTACCATCATTAGGATCAACTACATCATTTTTATGGTAGTCTGCATAATCAGCATGAACATTGTTTAACTCATCAACAGTATATTCTAGAATACCGTGATTGATATGCTCCTTGCCATCTTTAGGATCAAGGTAAACTTCATGATCAAGATCGTGAGTTCTCTTCGCTTGAGGATTTTCTCCGATACCTTTAAAGTCGGTTTCAATCATAGCTAACTCCGTTACTATACTATTATTTATCTTAGCACAGAGTCCTTTAGCAAGTCTAGTTCGGTGTAGAGAACTGTACCTGTTGTGTTATGAGTCACTGACGATATTAAATATCTACCACTATATTTCCTGTCTAATGGTGTTTGTCTACCAGATTTAAAGTTAGCAGGTATGATGACATCTATTCCACCACCTGCATATAAGTCTAGATTACCTGGCACTGTAATCTTTAACTGTATATTTTTTAAGGACTCTAGCCTCATAAACTGATATGCCTGTAAGTCTGTCAACTCTTGATAGTTTGCTTGAGGATTGTTTATAAACTTAGGATCAAAATTTTGACTTGGTAAAAATGAATACCTAATTCTTCTTGGTTTAGACACCATCTTATGCACCGATGGATCTAATTGAGTCAATGGGTTTACGGTTTTCTTACCATCTAAATGTGACATCTTGTCCCATGTAGCATCCAATCCATATTGAGGATCATCTGTAGTCAACTCTGTACTAGAACCCATCTTAGATGACCCTAAAGTTACAGGATCAAATCCAACTGAGAAACCAGAGAAACTACCATCCCTCATCAGTTCTAAGAGATGTTTCTCTCTTGGAAATACAATACCAGAGATAGCAAAAGCATCAGCACCAGTGTTATCAACTTTCTTAGGACTGTAATGATACTTGTAGCATCTTGGTTTACCTGTGAGTTTATTAGTCTGCTTATCAAATGTTTGATCGTTAATGTCATCAATCAAACCATCAACAGATCTAAAATGATAACCTAAAGAATTTTCAAAAAATAAGAATCCATTTTGTAACACTCCACCCTTTCTAGACTTTCGTACACTTCTCTGTGCCAACCAATAGATTGTATCCATAGGTCTCCAGTTAGGTGCAGTAAATTTTTGATTGTTAATAGTATCTTCAGTAAATATATTTTTTGCAGTGTTAAGATATCTTCTTTCTTTTAATAACTTCTTTACTATAGAACTTGCTTCTATATTTTGAAATATTACCTCTGATTGACCAAAGACACTAATAGATTCATTAGTTATAAACTCTGTAGAACATGCCTCTACTAGGTATGCATCATTAGAATTATTAGTCCTAGAACGTGAGTGAATACAATATATTCTAAAATTATATGTCCTGTCAACAATAGAAGATATGATTTGTAGTTTTAATTCTTCATGTCCTGTCATCATGTTGATGATACCTGCAGCATCCTCAAATACAAACTGTGCTTCTATAGTAGATCTATCAATCCTCTCACGAATTTCAAACCCTCTACAGAAATCGTACAAGTTAAAAGCACCCTCTTTGTTTGATAGACGTTCTCCATCTCTAAACAAACTAAGACGGTATTCAATTTCTCCTACATTGACTCTACTAATTGGCATGATTAAGCAAACTTAGCGACACTGAAATTACTTTGTAAGTTGGCAGCATTTAATGATGCCTTAGCACCTGCAAGACCTCGCATTCCTCCACCACCTGACTTCAACTTTTCAACTGCTGATGCTGCAGCAGCAACATTTGCTCTTACGGATGCGTTATGTGCTTCAACAGCAGCCATAGTTTCAGCAACAAGTCTCCTTGTTCTTTCTGTGATCTGCTCTCTTGCATATGATCTCTCACTATATACCTTCTTTAGAGCATACGCTTCTTCTCTCTGTTGATTTTGATTGTTACCACCTCTTTGCTGTCCACCAGAGGGTGTGCCTAATATACTACCTGATGATGCACCACCTGATGATGCACCAGTAACACCACCACCATAGTTAGTGTTAGATTGGAACGCACTACCTCTTTTATTCTTTTGGTATGCTTTAGTAGAAGTTTCCTTTGTGCTAGGGAACATTGGGTTCTCCCCATTTGCTACACCTAAATCAGTGTTCTTCATGTAATCATTGAAGAACTTATTACCCTCAGTACTAAAGACTGTATCTCCAAATTTTATTTGTGATGAGTCGTCACCCTTATTGTATATTCCAGTGTTCTTAAACGTTGTAGAGTTCAACAGTGCCATTGTCTGAGGTTCAGAGAATCCCTGTCCTCCTAACATGGAAGTCATCCAGTTAGTATCACCTGCAATATTGATCGCTGCTGTTGCCTTCTTCTGCATAGCAGGTGATAGCATTTTGTCTGGGTTGAATGCACCTTGAAGATTGTTAAGGATATCACCCATAGTTTGTGCACCACCGAAGTTAGCACCTGCTCCTTGATCTATTACACCTGCCTGATTCATAAAAGATCTAGCCATGATTGCCATCTCTTTTGGATCACCGCCAGATGCTTGAGCTATGACACTCTTCATTTGCTCTAGATCACTTCCACTCATACCAATGTTGCCTGACCCTGCAACCTGATTGTCACCGAAACCAAACTGAACCTTATTTCTTACACCATGAGAACCTGGTGCCTTCTTATCACGACCAAAGATCCATTTACCCCACTTGTTACCAATGATAGAAGTTAGTTTTAATCCTCTTCTATTACCGTATGCTTGATCAGCAACCATCTGTAACTTAGATGTCTTATCACCTTTACCGTGCCAACTAACATCAAATGCTAAGTTCTTAGAATATAAACCACCTCTACCTCTTCTTTGCTTACCAGATGGATCGTATCCTGATCTATTAGGAGGTCCTTTTCTCCATCTATTATTCTTAAAGTTTTTATGATTATAAACTGTGTATCCTTGGTTCAAGAATCCACGACCTGCCTCTATTACTGCCTGTTGTCCACCACCTACAAGTTTTTGATCTACACCTTGACCACCAGATGATCCACTTACAGATGCACCAAGAACATTACCTAATGCTTGGTTCAATCCTCCACCATCTGAACCCATAACAGTTCGCATGATACCACCAAGAGGACCCTGCATATTCCCTGCCATCTTGCCAAGGAAATCTTTACCAAGGTATCCAAGTCTTTGACCAAAGGTCATTCCTTCAGTGCCTGGTCCGAACATTGTACCAGCAAGACCACCGATAGTACTCATCCAATTAGATGCTTTACTACCAGGTTCTACGAACTGACCTGCTATATTGATACCACCTTTAAGGATGTCCATGAAGGTTGCCTTGCCACCTTCACCACTACCTCCACCACCAAAGACAGTCTGTAATGTACCTGCAATATTACCTGCTTTACTACCAAATACATTTCCTATTACGTTTGTAAGGAGTGGGGATTTCATGAGAGATCCCATTGTAGCACGACCACCCTTATAGTCTATGCCCATTGAGGCACCCTTTAACATCGCACCATAGGATGACCCACTTGCCACAGGTCCTATGCCACTAGTGCCAACACCGCCACTCTTAAACATATTACCGATACCAGATTTGATACCGCTAAACATCTTACCTAAGAAGAATTGTTTGTCACTAAGTCGTGGCATGTCAAACCCAAGTTGCTTTGCTTGGATTAAATTTGCTTCAGTAAGACCAGGTAATTGTCGTGTAGCAAAGTTATTAAATGGTATAACAAAACTCTCACCAGTATTTTTCTTCGCTACATACTCAGTTCCATGACCGATAAACTCAGGACTACCACCACCAGGACTTGTAGATACAGGATAACCTGAGTCAGGACCAGAGATCCAACCACCAGTAGCAAAACCAGGTAATACTTTTTTTAATGGTGCCTGACGGTAACCACCTGTTGCCATCTCTTCATCGGCTGGATCATCATCACCCATCTGTTTGATCTTATTGGCACCCCAGAGAGTTGTGCCAACTGCAAGGGTCGCACCTAATGCTTTACCTTTCCAACCACCAGGAAATCTTCCTCTTGTTTTTAATCCTTTAGAAAATCTAGTTAATGATTTATAGAATGTTGTTAGTACAAACCTAACATCTTTGATCAACTTAACAGGATTAGTTAACCATCTTATACCTACAAAGATAGCCCCTAAGTTTACAAATGACCTAGCAAATCCAGTCAGTCGTTCCCACCATGTAGCATCATCCCGTAAGAGATCATACAACCCGTTAACTATTCCTCCTATCCGTTTCTGTATAAAATTACTGATCCATTTAAACGCTTTGTAAATTGCTTCAATAGCATTGACTATCTTTTGTTGATTCCGTTTGTCCGACAACCATTCTAACGCAGGTTTTATGATTGCTAGTTTAATAAACCCACTAAGAATTTGTAGTAAACCTTTCAAGAAATTAGGTGCGTTCCTACCTACAAACTCATTAACAAATGATACGAACTTAGGTTTCTCTATCTTAGTATACTTGGGTTCAAATGTTTCTCTTAGTCTTTTCTTTTCGTCTTGTAATCTTTTATATTCTATCTTCTTTATATCTGCTACAACACCACCAATAGAATTAATACATGCTCCAAGATTATTATAAGCTTCAATAGTCTTCATCTGATAAGATGCTGTTGCTTTATCAGCAGCACCAGCCGCTGCACTCTTCGCAATGTTGGGAGAGATCAACTTATAAACATTTATTTTGGTATCTTTAGATATCGTCATATGTATATTTATTATGCTTGAGCAGGAGCTGGCATTGGAACAGGTACCATTCTAGGTATAGGAACTGGTGTTTGAATCTCTACCAACTTCTCTAGTAACATAGGAACTGGTATAAACTCAAGTGATGACTGCATAGCATACTCTCTTGACATACCACCTTTCTTGTTACTCATATACCTTCCAGACTGTGACATAACACCAAGCACTTCTGGTTTGACACCCAATTCAGCTGCCATATTTCTTAGACCATTCATGAGTCCACCAGCTCCACCTGCTCCCATCATACCTGTGATAGTTCTGAACAGTCCACCAAATCCCATACTGTCTGCGATGTTACCTATCAATCCCATTGGTGAGAAACCATGAGGTCCGAATGAATCTAAACCAAATAACTGAGACAAACCTGGTACATTAGCAACACCAGGTATCATACCAATCAGTCCACCTACGGCTGGGAACTTTTTCATGAACCCACCAAACTTATTAAGCATTCCTGATACACCTTCTGGTAAGAATGATCCTAGACCACCCATCAATCCACCTAATGCTCCTTGAATACCTCCCTGCATAAACCCGCCAAGTGCTTGTCCTAGTGGATTACTGCTCATGAAACTACCAAACTTATCTGCTATACCACCGAATGTACCAGGGAACATACCACCTAAAGCACCAATACCACCAGTAATTGCACCAAATATATCACCAGATGCAGCAGCACCTATAGCTCTAACAGCACCTATAAATGGTGCAGCAGGAGGAAATACTATTGGAACAACTGCTCCTAGAAGACTACCTATAGGTGAACTAACTACACTTTTTACAACGTTAGTAACACCTTTAACTACACCACTAACTGCTTTACCAATACCTCTGAATATCTTACCAAAGAAGAATTGTTTTCTGTTTAGTCGAGGTAACTTTCTTAGTAGGTGACCGCCAGTAGCCCAACTAAATGGATTCCACCATTTTCTATTCTTCTTTGCATTTTTATTTTCATCATCTCCTCCTATAACTTCCGCTTTTGACCAGTCAGTCATTCCATCTGCTAAAGTTGGTATTGGTTTAGGACCTATACCAACGACATTCTCCAATGGATTATGTTTCTTACCAAACTTTCTTTCGTATGGACTTACATAAGTACTCTTCTTTTCTTCTTTCTCTCCTCCTATAACTTCTGCTTTCGACCAGTCGGTCATTCCATCTGGCAGAGTTGGTATCGGTTTAGGTTTTGCAGATTGATTAGGAAAAACATCTAAGAAATCCCACCATTGATTAGATGATTTATTGTCCATGAATGTGGGTTCAGATACCTTTGGTTTATTAAATGTCTGTGCAACAGGAGTTACTATACCATCTTTAGAATAACCAGTTATTCTACCACGCCTATTCTTTATAGGAACGCCTCTAGGATCATCAGTCTCTACTTGACTACCACTTTCACTACCAGTGCCACTACCACTTCCAGACATATCAGTATCATTAGCAGTGCCACCACCTTGAACACCCTCCATTTTCTGACCAGTTTCAGTCTTACCTTCGCTTACTGATCCTGCTTCTGGGAAGAATGATTTGTGTAGTAATGGGAATGTGTTACCAGTAAGGTTTGCCATCCAGAAGACGTTGGGTATTTCTTTACCCATCATCAATCCAAACGGACCAAGCATAGCTTTCATTGCTACCTTAGCACCTGCCCAGATCTTATTTCTAAGTGGTGTTAACTTAGGAATCCATTTAGGAGGATCTTTAGGAAAGTCTGGTATCTTAAACTTAGGAATACCTTTATAGAATCTTGTCCATCCTTCCTTTATCCAGACTAACATCTTAGTGAACTGTCTAAACAGTCCCATCATATCTTCTCTTAACTTCTTACCTGCTGCCTTCCATCCACCACCTTTGAATCCAATGTATAATAACTCACCGACATATTCACCACCCATCATACCTAAGAGTGATCCTATACCTGGTACTGGTATGAATGTACCTAATGCTCCACCGACAGCTGAACCCAGTGTTTTAAATATTACTTTGTCCCAAGGATCACCATTTAGTATAGAGAATACACCTGTTAATAATGCACCAAAAACAGGTATCCTACCAAAGGTATTTTTAAATGCGTTACTAAGAAGTTTTACATTATTCTTTCCAAGAAACTTCAAAGCACCACGACCAAATCCTCTGCTCAAACCCTTTGATAATACCTTTCCTGATGGAGCAGTCCTAGGATTAAGACCTGATGTAACTGGTGGTTTAGCTGGCGGTTTAAATGCAGATGGATTTCTATTTGCTAATCTTTGTACTCTTTTAAGTGCTTGCTCTCTAGTTAATCCTTGCTTAAGTGCGTCACGATATACTCTATCACCATTTTTACCAAACTTTTTAAAGATAGGATTGTTACCTGACTTTACTTGCTTACTATAATTCTTAACTCTACTGTTGACTCTACTATTACTATTAGATGTGTTTTTATTGTTACTCTTAGATTGTCTGTTTGGATTATAAAAATCCAGATTCAACATACGAAGGATAGAATCCATTAATCCAAATGGATTTAATAATGCCTGTAGTCCTACTATTCCTAGTAGTAATGTTCCTAATCCTTTTAACCTACCCCAAAAACTATTGTTACCATCAACTAATGCAGAGAATCCATTCAGTATATTATTTACACTACCCTTTGCAAATCCATATAACTTTCTGACTACAAAACTTAATTTCTGTAAGAACACTGCTATCTTGTTTATCTCTCCTGCATCTGACATCCATGTTAGTAAACCTTTTATAGCAAGTAGATTTACAAGACCTGCAACGAATTGCATTGCAGATAATAACAACCCCTGTACACCACCAAAGAGTGACTTAGCAAATTGTGTAAGAGCACTCTCCTTTGGTTTTTTTATCTGTGATTTCTTTATCTTACCGATGCCTTTCCCCTTTAAGGCATTCTGTCTTTCAAACTCGTCCTCATTTCTTTGATCTCTTTCACGTTGTAATCTACGACGATTAGTTACCTCCCTCATCTTATCAACTTTGATAGATGCAAGAGATATCTCATGAAGATCTTTTACTACAACACCAATACTAGTAACAGTTTTCCCAAGACGATTGACCGCTAAAAGATTAGTCCTAGGACCATTAGAAGCAAGTGTATTCTTACCACCTCCGCTAGGATTAACTAATTTGTAAGGGTCTATTTTTGGGTTAGCCACTTGCTTGTTGAGCTGCTTGTTGATCCTTCATTCGTTTCTCTTCTTCTCTTAAGAAGTCGATTAACATTGTTACATAGATTTCCTTCTCCCAAGGCATAAGGTTTTCAATGTGTTCTATATGCCATTTATGATGATGTATTAGAGCAAAATTGGTATCATAATAAGCCCGAAGGTTATTATGGAGAAGGGCTATCCGAAAAAAGATGCTAAACCTTCTAGTGTAACGTCGCTCACTACATTAGTATTAGGATTTGTAACCTTAAGTGTGTGAGTTAACTTAGGCATTGTCTCAAAAAAGTCTTGAACATTTTTAAACTGAGCTGAACTCATTGAATCTAAAAATTCTAGAACTTCTTTATGAGGCATAGTAGTACAGTCATGCACCTCTTCTGGTGTAGTAACACTCTTCACACAACTTGCTGCCATCTCAAAGATTTGATCTACGTCTTGAGCATCGTTAACAAAGTTTGCTTTAACAAATGTATCAAGACTTGGGTAGTTCATAGTAACTAAGATCTCATCTGATATCTTAATCTCTTTGCTATGACCTTTAGTCTTCTTAACTTTGATAGAATCAAGAGGTATCTTAACTTCTACCAGTGTTTCATTATCATCAGGGCAAGTCACATTTACATCTACACTCTCACCAACAGATTTGGTTCTGATTTGTAAGAATACATACTCAATATCAAATGTTGGTAGTGCTTCTACTTGTTTAATATCAGTGCAAGCTGCAATTATATCTTTGATAGCACTCACGATACTATCTTGGTTGCCAGTTTCAGTAGCAATCAATAGAACTTTCTCTTCTTTAACAAGGAATGGTCTATAATTTACCACTCTACCGTCAGACGGTAGTTTCATTTTAAATTTTGGGGTTACTAAGGTCGGTAATGCCATAATAATTTCAATTCAGTACAATTATTTAGGAGGGTTTCTAGAAGTTATATGTAATCCACTTAGATCTATCTCTTACGGTTCTAGTAGATGCTTTTCTAGGATCATGTTGATGATCACCAGGAATATGTGCTTCAGAATCTCCCCAATCGGTATACGATGGAACATAGTATCTATATCTTTCAAAATAAAATCCTACAGTCAACGTATTAACTCTTGACTCCATGTTATTCAACTGAGTTGAACCTAGATTAAATGGAAATACCTGTCTTAGTTCCCACATAGCAACGATACGATTTCGTTGTGGAGTTCCAACCCATCCTTGAGAATCTGCACATTTCCTTACGTATGCTGCCCAGTTATCTTTATCAAAAACACTAAGAATATTTCCTCCTCCTCTCTCCCATTTGAATATTCTTACTACTGGTGCACAATAATTATCATAGAAATCTACATACTGATCTGCATCATTTCTTGTAAATGCCATCCATCTTTCAAAGAGTGTTCTTGTTTTATGATTAGCTGGCATCTTAAATGTCATACTTACTTGACTGAAGTTAGTACCAGTAACATATCTGTGTGGTGAACCTATTGTAACTAACTGTCCAGTCGCCATCTGTTTACTAGGTAAACTTACACTATCACAATAGTAATCTAATAAGTATGCTTCATCATTATTACTTAAAGACCAACCTGGTTGACTACCAAACATGGACGGTGTAAGAAAATGCACCGAGTACATGTTAGTGTAACTAGGATTGTTCTGTAGTTTTCTAGAGAACGCAAGGAACTCTTGGAAAGAACTATCTCTAGCATCTTGTTGATTGGGAACTACTCCTCCATACAAATTATTCTCTGAGTTAAATGCTGCAGCATAATCTTGCAATGTCTGATCAAATGCATTCCCTACATCGTTGAATAAGTTTGAAGTAATTGATGATATTATTCCACCAAACATTATACTTTAAGCTCCTTTTCTGTAATTAACATAAACTCCCATCCACGATCTTTACAGTATTCTTTAGCTGCTTCCCACTTTGCTTGATTAATAGCATAGGTAACAACCTCTGTGATATATGCTTTAGTTTGTCTCTTTTGTTTCTTAGGTTGTTTAGTCTGTCTTAAAGGTTTAACCTCAACCATATACTTTTTGCGTCCTATTTTTACATAGAAATCAGGAAAGTATCTATGGCGACGACCATCAGCAGGAGAGATATACGGAACAATTATTTCTTCGCTACCCCATTCGGTAACAGAAGATGACCTATCACACCAAACCATGAACTTATACTCCCACGAAGACCTATAAATAATGTTATGATAATCACCTTTGTACTTTCGTGGAAAGGTAGGTCGGTATTTTCCTTGATACCTCATAAATAATACATGTATCATAGACTATTTAGTTAGAAAGTTGGCTGTTTACAGATATCCATATAGATTACCCGCTACAAGATCACAATCTGGTGGCAAGGCAGCCGATATGCCTACTGATGCCACTGATTATCTGATGATAAGACGTGAAAGATATAAGTATGATGACCAGTCAGTCCCTGCTTTCTATGACAGACGTACACCAGGTAATCAACAAACTGTAATTGCACACCCTGACAGGTGTTACATTGCAATCCCTCCACAAATTACTACACAATATGCACCTGCATATAGGAGAGCAGACGTTGGTGTGTCTGGTGTTGCTGCTCTAGGTTTACTAGGTGATGGTAAAGACTTTACTGCAATGGCAGGAACATTACAAGATGCTGCAGCTGCTGCACTACCTGAGTTCTCTACTGGTGCTATCCTTTCTATGATCAATGGATTCAACCAGTTCATAGGTCTACAAGGTCAGTTAGATATTAATACAATACAATCTCTACAAAGTGGTAAAATTTTCAACCCATATAGTGAACAGATATTTCAAGGGATGAGTTTTAGAACTCATAACTTTGCTTTTAAATTCTTAGCAAGAAATGCTAGAGAGTCACAAGAAATTAAAAGTATCATAGATTATATTAAGATCGGTTCTGTTCCTAAGATATCAGCAGGTGATTATAATAAGAAATTTATCAACAAGAACAAAAAGTTCTCAGCATATGGTAAGGATAAAGAAAGAGATAAGATGACCTTTGATCAGGACTGGTTTAAAACAGATGCTTTTAGTGGTAAAGATGGATACGCATATCAAAATAGATTCTTCGAGGTTCCAGATAGATATCAGTTAAGGTTTGTTCGTTTTGGAACTAACGTTAATGATCTTGGTAAACTTGAACCTTCACAACGAAGAGATCTAATGTTTAAAATTTATCCTTCTGTTTGTACAGGTATCAATGTAAACTATACACCAGACAATCAATACGTATCACTTAAAAATCCAACAGAAGAAACTACCGATGTTCCTGCGATAGTTATGACTATAACATTCACAGAAACTAGATTACTTACACAGCAAGACGTTGCAGCAGGTTACTAATGTCATTCTTTTCTTATCTCCCAAATGTATATGTAGGTGAAGGCATCAAAGACGATGAGGACTTCAAGTATCGTCTTGTCAAAAACATATTCCGAAGAGCAAAAACTAGAGCAGACTTAGATCAATATGTAACTTTACTCGAAGCGTATGAGGTAGGAGAAGATGAATCTCCTGCTAATGTAGCACTAGCATTTTTTAATGATCCATTCTTAGACTGGATGATCTTGATGGTTAATAATATTACTGATGTATATGAACAGTGGCCAAAAAATATCAATGATCTACAAGAATATACAAGAAAAAAATATACTAATCCAGATTCCATTCATCACTATGAAACAGTCAAAGCAGAATATAATGGAGATGTATTCTTAGAACAAGGTATACAAGTTAATGACACATGGAGAACTGTATTACCAGACGGTACTACACTAGGAGAAACTCAATCAATCTATCCAGTGACAAACTATGAGTATGAAGACTATCTAAATGAACAGAAACGTATCATAAAATTACCTACACCACCTGTAATAGAACTAATACTAGCAGAGTTTGAAGATGTGATTGCTTACGAACCACACTCAGAATTAGATCAACTGGGTAATAAAAAGAGTGTATTGAATATGTCATCTCGCTTCCTTAATACTGCAGGTATTTCTGCTGCTAGTAAGTCTAGAGAAGAGGGTATAGGTTATGTTACATCATATGATAACGGACCTGGCAGTCAAACAATCCAGGCAGGAACCGCACAGTCTACAACAGAAACAGTTCAAGTAATAAAATCA